TGCTTGAGCCTGTCAGCTCTCACAGCAGCCCACTTAGCCGTTGCACCGGGGAAGTCACCAGATATGGCATCTAACCCAATGGTAGGAGCTGAAATGAGCCTGATAGCGTCCTTACTACATACTTTGCATTTTGCAGTGGTATGATCGCTATCTACCAGCGATTCAGTTGTGTGGTTGTTGGGACATAAGAAGTCATACAGTCTCTTCATCGCAGACTCCTTGGAGTCGAGAACCGATACAGGGTTCCTATCCAGCTATATCTGCTAATCATTCTGTAAGTCCTCAAATACCTTCTCACACACAGCCTTACGCCCTAAAACCAATTCAAGAATATCTAACTGTCCTTTACGATAATGAAGTGTTTGTGTATCGTTGACAGTAGAAATATCGTTTAAACTAGCCTTAATCTCTTCAAAGTCCTCTATGAGGTACTCCCAACCTCTAGTGCTCATGGTACTAAAGGTTTCTTCGTAATACTTTTGTAAATCAGGGGCCATTTGGCTTATCCCTCCATGTAATACTTAAATAATAGTGTTATTGTAGCATAAAAACAACACTTTGTCAAGTCTTTTGTTAACTATTTAACCTTTTCATTGACTTATTCATCATCTGAAGGCTTGCAATACGCTCATTTGAGGCAATATCAGCAGCTTTCAGGTTAATAGTCTTCTCTTTAAGCATCATGTCAGCCAGTTTTAGACGTTTCTCAAAGTCATCACCACTGTCTAGGTTGGTAGACGCAGCTTGAACCAGCTTTACACGCTGCTCTTCAGGGATCATCTGAGCTTCAATCATGGTTTTCTGAGCTTCAGCTGACTGCTTTTGAGCTTTGGACTGCAGATCAGCCACCTGAGCCTGTGCAAGTTGCATTGCAGCCTGTTGTTGAGCCTGTTGAGCTTCAGCAGCTTGTGGGTTAGGCTGAGACATCTCATCCAAAGCCTTCATCAGTTCACCACGGTTAGACAATGAGCTGTTCTGGAGGATACCTTTAAGGATCAAGGGCAATACTGGAGTGTTGGGGCCTAAGGTCTGCAACAAACCAATCATCTGTTGTTGTTCAAACTCTCGTGCCAAGATACCCAAGGTAGCTGTTGGGATAAAGGTCATGTCAACTGAAGGATAACGCTCACTGTCAAACTGCATATACCTGAAGGCAGCCTTGTTAATGAACGGGATCATGAAGTCTTCTTGGAAGTTACTCAATGTACGTTTGTACTTCTTAATGATACCAGCCATAGCCATAGACATACCACCAGCACCCGCATCACGAGGTACGTTAGATGGCATACCTGCGCTGTCCACTGTGCCTGTAGCTTGCAGTAGCATACGCTCAAAGTGCTGCGCTGCTGCAGCTGAACTACCATCAGTCTGACCGAACTTGAAGGGATACAAGATCTCAGAAGGTGCTCCATTGGTCAAGATAGCCTTACCGGGCTTAATCTCAAACTTAGCACCACGTGGAAGCCTTGTAGCATCCATGGCAATCATTGGAGCTGTGGTGAGGGCTAAGGAGTCCATGTGAGCACGAAGCTGACCATCAATAGCTTTCTGCATATTGTAGGCTTTCTCAGCTGTACCTCGACCCCAGAAGCGTCCGGGCACTGTATCGTCTTGGTAGGCAATGACGGGTCTATCCTTCATCATGTAAGGATTAGCTTCAGCCTTAAGCAAGATATTATCGTTGGCAATAACAATAATAGCTTCTATCATGTTAGAGTAGTCATCAGCTTTAGAGCCTTCAGGGAACAACTCTTCATACTCATCTGAGTCCTCACTATCTAGATACTCTTTAGGAACTAAACCGTAGTAAGTGATTAGCTTAACCTTATCATCTTGATAGGTCTTCAGGTCTTGAGTTACTTCTAAGTCTTCATCTTCAGCGGCTGTGGTGATGTCTACCTTCTTGTAAATGCCTCTTTCAATACCTTCAACAATCTTGTGAATGGATACGTACTTCTCGATAGCAACGCCCAAAGCATCGTCAATGGAATCAGCATTAGGATCAATAAGGAAATTCTTAGGGTTAACTGGTTTGATCTTAACAGCAACTCTATCCTTCTCTTGAACTCCAATGGCAGCTGCATTAGCAATACCGGGAATAGCTTGAGTAGCTGGAATGTATTGCTTCTCAGTCTTAACAATGATCTCACCAATACCTGTACCATATATTTCAGCCATCAACTCAATCTGGTCAATAGCTTTCTTAATCTTGTCTCTCTTGAAGTCTTCGTGTAGTTGAACTTTAATTTGTTCAACATCTAGAGGATTACCATCTACATCTAGAACGTCATCTGAGATGTCAAAGAACTCACCCTGACCGAAGATAGCTTCCATGATCTCAGCATGACGAGTCTCAATGGCTTGCTGTGTAGCTGGGGAGATGATGCGTGAACGCTCTGACTCACGAGTCTTATCCTCAACTGACCAAATACCTCTAAAGACACGCTCATACTCTTGCCACAAGTCCATGTAGTTAGCATCACGGTGGTCACGCCAGCGAGTGATGTGCTGAGTAATCCACGATGTGAGTTCCTTCTCGTTCTCTGTAGGTTCTTCCCACTGAGAATCTTCACTGTCAAACTTATCATTATTAGTTAAAGCCATGATTAAAGTTTCTTCCATTCTTCAAAAGACAAACGAATAGCATTAGGATCACCTTGCTCTTTTTCGTGTTGATATTGCTCACGACTATTAGGTGCTCTACTACGTGCTTCTTGCTCTTGTTCAACCATATTGGCACGTATATTAGCTGAAGCATAAGCCTCATCATCAGACTTTTTACGTGTATTTTTATAGAACCATTCCGGTTTTAAAGTATTCTTAGGATTGTAAAACTCAGCTTGAGCTTTCAAGCGAGAGCGTTTATCTTCAAGTTCTTTATCTGTAGCCATGTTGTTTTTTCCTTATTTAGTAACCAGCAATCTTGTCATAAACTTCCCACTCATCCTCTTCATAGTCAGTGTTGTAG